TTGCTGAATGCCGGCACCAACATCCCCACACCGCTGGGTAGACAGTTTGGTCTGACGGCGTATCATGTCGCTCAGAAAATTTTCAATTTCAATTAGTAAGGTCTATATTCGCCCTATTTTCCCAGGTTAAACGCTTTTCCGCAACCAATCTAGTCATTTTTTGGAAGAATCCTGGAAGAATCGTTCTACAGACCAGCAACTGCCTCTTCCAGCGCGCTGTCGTTCACGGCGGCGTAGATGTCCATCGTCACGCTGAAAGTGGAGTGGCGGGCGAGCTTCTGGATCACCTTCGGGTTGATGTTGAGCATGCAGCAGCGCGCCACGAACGCGTGGCGCAGGTCGTGGAACCTGATTCCAGGGAAACCGAAGCCGTCCCTGTGCTGAAGCCACCACACGGTGAGAGAGTCGCTCGGCATGCGCTGGAACGTAGGGTTCGTCACTATTGGCATCGACCTGTCCCACGGCAGGCCAAGCGCTATCATGTCCCCGCTCTGCCTCTCCATCCACTCGCCTAATGAGTCCTGGAGCGCCTGCGATATTGGCACGGTGGCGTTTGCCGCCTTGGTCTTGGTGCCGTTCACGTGCAGCTTCCCGTCTTGCCAGTCCTGCCACGTCAGCGAGCAGCACTCACCGAGGCGCAGCCCAGCCAGGAGGGCTAGCAGCACGCCCATCCTGTACCCGTCTCGGACCGGGCGCATCGTAGAAGCAAGGCGCTGGTACTCCGCCTCGTCCAGCACGACCTGCGGGCGCGGCTCTATCGATGGGGAGGAGACACCCTCGAACGGGTTCTCCGTCGCGTATCCGTTGGGTATGGCGTATTTCTTATACATCGTCTTCCCGGCAACCAACAGCATCTTTATGTATTGCGCGCCTGCTGGCTTGCCGGAGGCTGTGTCGCCGCCCATCATGGCGAGGATCGCATCCTGCACGTGCGACGACGTGAGCTTGTCGGTCCGCATGCCGCCCATCAGGCGAGAGAGCATATGCAGCCGTGTGCGGTAGCCCGATATGCTCGTCTCCTTCACCTCGCTCGTGCGGCTCCTGTGCTGAAGCCATTCCTCGGCGCATTCCTCGAAGGTCGGGACCTTCCCGCTCTTGGTCATCGTCTGCCCTGAAAGCTCGGATATGAAGTCGGGGAGGGCGCGCTTGGCTTCCGTGTAGGTTCCGTTGAAGGTGCGTGTGCGCTGGCGGTACTTTCCCGTCCTTGGGTCGATCCCCACGCTCACGCGCAGCTGCCACTTCCTGCACTTGCCCTTGGGCTTGTCCTTCTCCAGCTGCACTATGGAGCCTGTGCCTTTGGTTTCCATGGTAAGATTCACCTGTGCCTTTCGCTCTTTGGAAGGCTTCCTTCGGTCCCTTGCGGATCCGCCAAGATTTAGAGCAAGGGACCATTTCTTTTTCCTCGATAAGCTTTCATTTTTAGAGTGGTTAAATAGCTACGAAGAGCTTGATTCGCAGATATAGGATTCCAAATCCTTCTCTGCAATCCCTAAGCCACCGTAAACCACCGATACTATTTCATCATCGTTTATCAGCTTGATATATTTAAGTACCGCCGAAGCATATGTAGACATATCCTCGTGGCAGATGACCTGCGACAAGCATTCAAGCATGTCGCCAAATGAGTAAACTTTATGCTTACCCACCCGCGCACAGTACAGGCGCTCTTCGTGTGCGCATATATTCCTGTACATGCTCAAGACGCTGAATGCTTTCCGAGCACTGGAAATGCCGAACCCATCGACATCTAGCTCTGCAGCCTTTCTTATGTTCTGGCAAATAGCGCTCTTCACCTCTGTTTTCTGAAGGTCGTAAAAGTTAGACAGATTTCCGAATGTCAGCACATTCGAGACAACCCAAAGAGGGACGCTGGTGTAATTGTCGAGGTAATGCCTAACGTAATCCTTCGACACATTGTCATGAGCCCGTTGCATCGTCGATAGAAGCTTGATTAAGTTTTTGGTGTACTGCTTCCGGTTTTGATAGTCGGAACTCGCGCAGTAATTTGCGGGGTCGAGATATGCTTCTATGTCTCTGTTGTAATAACAAAACGCATAAACTGTCGCACTCTTCATTAAGCCCTCGGCATTAAGAAGAGCATCCATGGTGATGCGCCTCAACGCTTTATCGAATGTGTACAGAAGCAGAAAATGTTCGAACGAAGTCCCGTCCTTATACCAATCGTCTCCCCGCTGGTTTGTCTCACCTTTATCGATGAACACGTCTTTATATCCGTTAATCATCGAATAGTATCCATCCCGCAAAAGATACAATTTCGCCCGGTCCTCATTGGGAACGATGACATTTCGATGGCGTAACTTACATATCTGCTCATCGAGCGTAGTGAACCGCCCTGGTGCTTTACGTTTCATATTACCTGCTTAAAATAAAAAGAGCCGCCAGCATACACTGACAGCTCTTGGGCTAAGGCCTCACTTACGAAGCACGAAGCCGTATCACTGCCAAATACATTACCGAAAAAAGAGTGAATGTCAAATAGGTATCGTTAATTAGCAACAGCTAAATCTACGCAAGATGTTGGAACAGCTCTTCTTCTGAGACTATTTGGATAGGGACACCTTTCTCCTGCCAGTCGAGCGCTTTCTTTACTTTGTTGCCATAGTTGCCCATTGACCAAGCCTCGTTGCCTTGTCCTCCAACTATGAGATAGTCGCATTTCTTCGTAACGCTTTTTAGGATGGTTCCGCCTTTTGCCTCTATCATCGATCCAATTTGCGACTTTGAGCCATGGTCGAAGTCTCCGGAGAGGCAGAAGCATTTCTCAGCAAATACGATGTCGCGTTCAGAATCGGAAAATTGCGCCACTGGATTGGTGATTTTTCTTAGCGATGTAACGAGCTTCTCTGATTCGCCCTCATCGATCCAGCCATCGACGATAGTTTCTTGCAGCAGGGCTTTAAGGCTCTTTATTACGGCGTCATTTGATGCGTTTGGAAGATTCTCAATGGCAAACAGCAGTCCATATGCTTCGGCAGTTGACACTTTCTCGTCTTCAAGAACTTTTTCTGAAAGCGATTTCAGAATTTGCAGCTCGGATGTTTCAGCTGCAAACTTTACCCTGTGGTGGTTTTTCGGGCGGATCTCAGACGGCCCTTCGTAGCAGTACGTTTGAAATGTCGGCGCATGACCCGTTTCGTCAATAATGTGCCAGAACAGCTCACGGCAGGCGTTCGCATCGCTGAATGCGTCATGGTGATTTTCCACTTCGATGTTGTAATAGCCGCAAGCAGCTGGAAGTTTGTAGCTGCTTAGGTGCGGATGAGCTGCCTGCATCATTTTCTGCGTGCAGGCATAATAGAAGGAGGGAGTATCTATCTCGTAGCACCTTAGCGTCTTCAAGATGGTTGACAGATCAAAAGGGGCATTGTGGGCGACTATTTTTGTTCCCAAAACCTTCTCGGCAAGCGCGTCAGTCCAGAGCTCGGGAAATGTTGGCGCATTTTTAACATCCATGGGAGTGATTCCATGGATGCTCATATTCACGTCATCGAATCTTTCTTCTGGGTTTACTAGATGAGTGAGTTTGTCTAGGACAATGCCCTTTTCGTCTGTCTGAATAAGTGCGATTTGGCAAACCCTGTCATTTCTCCAGTTCGGTGTCTCAACGTCAAGGAAGGTCAGTACTTGCTCGGTTTGCCCGCGCTTGACTGATTTGCTTGCACGGCTCTCGAAGATATCCAGGATGCTCATAGCTACTCCATCTCATGTGCGGCCTGGTACCAGACCACCACGCCTACGTATTCGACCGTGTGGTCTTCCTGGTCGCTTATCACTATGTCCTCGTAGTGGTCTTCCCAGCTGTCGGGGGACAGGACCAGGACGCTTGCTCCGCGGTACAGGCGACGCATCACGTAATCCGCGCCGTCGATGCTCACTACTGCTATCGACCCGTTCGATGGCTGCTTTTTTGGGTCAATAAGGATGTAAGAGCCTTCTGGGTACACTTTGGACATGCATTGGCCCTCTACTTCGAGGAAATAGCTGTCGGGATGGTGTTCCCAGATTTCATAGGGGAGGGAAATCCGCTCATCCAGCACCTGCGGCTCTTGGGCATCGCCGGCATGCACTCTTCCGAGCAGCGGCAGATAAGCCTGCCGCGGTTCTGGCGGCGTAATGGCTTTAGGCGTCTTTCTTGATTCGCCGTCAATTATTTCGCCCTTGGGGACATTGAGAAACGTTGCCATCCGCTCAACAGCCCCCATTCGTGGCACTGCTCTGCCGTTCTCCCATTGCGATACGGCCATAGCGGAAACACCTGCTAGCTTGCCGAATTCCTCTTGTGTCATTCCATGCAATTCACGCAGGCGCTTTATATTTTCAGCGACTCCCATAGTGTCTGCTTTCTCCTTGGTAAAGTTTAATTACATTTTATGTTAAAGATTCTTTACAGACACTATATGTTTAGTTATAGTTGGTCGTGGCAAGGAGGTGTGTATGGACTTAACCGAAGCGCGAAAAGAGGCACGCTTATCCCAAGAAGAAGTCGCAGGTAGGCTTGGAATCTCTCGCCAAACATACGCGAAAATGGAGAAAGACCCAGGCAGCATCACTGTTGATGACGCGAAGAAGCTCGCTGAGATGTTCCGCGTGAGCATCAGCGATATTTTTTTCGCTTCTAACAATAATTAAACCTATAGTCCTGCTTGCATCGAGAAGGAAGGAGGGGGAAATGGCTACGAGGCTGTACACCCCGAGCGAGTACGCATCGCTCATGCGGGTTACCCCGCAGTACGTGCGCCGCTGCTGCGCGGACGGCACCGTGAAGGCGTTCCGTATGAGCATCGGGCAAGGCAAGCGCCGTACATGGCGCATCCCCTTCGACGAGGAGTCGATAGGGAACATGGCGGCGCAGAACGCCGCCGCATGCGCATCGGCGGCAGCCGGTGCGGAAATGTAACAGGAAGGAAAGGAAAAAACATGGCAGAAGACGTGGAAAAGGCGGTCAAGCGCGCGGATAAGCGCCTGCATAAGATCATGCGCCGCTACGGCATCACAGATGCGGTGAAGGAGATCGGCGAGGCGATGCAGGAGCTCGACGACCTTGAAGGAGTGAAGTTGGCCAATGCAGCGGTGACGGCAGACCTGCCCAGCGGTGACGTCGCGCTGGCGGTTTTCTCGCTCGTCAAGAAGGAGGATCTTGACGACAAGGACGAGCCAGATGCCGATGACGGCGAGGAATGGGCCATCGTGCCGGAGAGCTTCAGGCGCCCAGGGGACGCTTCTTGGGCGAAGCGCGCCGAGGAGATCGACCGCTTCCGCGACAAGGTAAGCGCCTATTACGGCTTCAGCCGAGAGCTGATCATGCCTGGCTCCATTTCCGACACCTCGGACCCGCTGCGGAAATCGACCTTCACCGTGCTCGGCATCGAGTACGAGGTGTCGGACGCGGTCCTGACATGCGTGGGCGAGGTGCAGTGATGCGCCGTGGCATCGCCGCTTGGATCGTGTCGATGGTCGCGCTGTGCTTCGCGAGCGCGACCGTGTTCGACATCCTTCTCTTCCGCAACTATGCTGCGGTCCCGTTCCACGCCTCGAGCGCTTTGGTCGTCGCGGCGATGGCGGTCCTCGTTTGGGCGCTTGGCAAGCGCAACCGACTCTAAACAGCCAGATGCAGCCGCAGGGGGCGGCAGGGGCGACTTTCTTGCTTACTGATTCTCCTAATCGCGCAGATTCCTTTCAGCGGTTGCACACGGGTTCTCCTTAGCCGCTGCCGCCCCCTGCGGCTGCATCTGGCAAATAAAACCTCTTCGAGGTTGCCCCAAGTTGGGCGCATGGAGATGCACGCACGATCCCCCACGGAAATTAGTAGTCAGACGTTTCTTTCGATGTGCGAGTTGGAAATCGATAAGGCCGTGCGCCCAGCTTGGGGCAATCAATCGTCAACGATTCAGATCATAGGAGCCACAATGAGCCAACGCATATTGGAGCGCATATCGCGCTTCTTCACCTTCGGCGATTCCCCCGCCTTCGCGGATTGGGACGATTTCGCGGCAACAGCATTGAAGTCCATCGCAGCCCTTGCCTTGGCATGGGCGATCCTCCTTCTCTTCTTCGTGTAATGGCAAGCGTGTACCGCACGGCGAAGAGCATCGAGATCCGCGCCTACGCAGGGCGCGACGATGTGACGGGAAGCGTCCGCAACCTTTACCGCTCGCTTCCGCCCGATGCCAATCAATGCGAGATCGAGGAAGCCAAGCGCCAGCTTCAGGCTGCGGCAGACCGCTTCAAGGGCACTGGCGAGCCTTTCACGCTGCAGGGCATGATCGAGTACTACCTTTCGACCTTGGTAGGTCAGCGCTCGCCGACCTACATCGACGGCCTGCGCAGCAACGCCCGATGCCACCTTTACCCAGCGTTGGGCAAGCGCCGAATCGACTCCTTGCGCCCCTACGAGATCCTCAACGTCTACTCGGCCATGCGAGCGCCGAAGGAGCAGGGAGGGAAGGGACTGAGCCCCAACACCGTCGTGAAGCTCAACGCGTGGCTGTCCCACGCGTTCGACGAGCTTACGGCCCTGGGCATCATGCGCAGCAACCCCCTTGCCGGCGTTTCCGCTCCGCGCCCCGCCGACTACGAGGCGCAGCCGCTTAACGAGCGCGACCTTGCCGCCTTCTCGTCTTGGCTGCAGCAGCGCAGCGGGGACGAGCCTTCGAGCGAGCTTGATTCCGCGCTGTGGGTGTGCCTCAACACCGGGCTTCGCGCCGGCGAGCTGGCTGGCCTGCGGCTATCCGACGTTGGCACCGCAAGCAGCGAGGTAAGGGTTAGCCACTCCCTGGCGCGTGCGACCGGCAAGGGCCTTTTCTACAAGGCGCCTAAGTCCGCGACGAGCCGACGCAAGGTAACCGTGGGCGCTTCCACGATGCAGGTGATCAAGCGCTGCATCGGGCGCTCGAAAAGGCTCTCACGCGCCGCCGACCCGCCGCTGTTCTGCGATGAGGGCGGAGCGCTGCACGACCCGCGCGATTTCAGCAGGCATTTCCGCGAGGTCGCCGATTCTCTGCAGATCGGGAAGTACGCCCATCTGCACACATTGCGCCACACCCACGCAACCTATCTTCTCCTGAACGGCACGCCGATCCGCGTTGTGCAGGAGCGGCTTGGGCATGCGGACGTGCGCACCACTTTGAAAATATACGGGCATGTGCTTCCTGGCTACGATGCCGAGGCCGCCGCCCGATTCGATTCGATCCTAGACGGACTCAATTAGGAAGGGGTTCTGAAATGGCAAGCAACTACAAGCGGGGGTTCTTCGTACAGGAGGACTTCTGGCTCGCGGTTCGCGGCTGCTCCCGCAAGGTGCAGGGCGAGGTGATGGGGGCGCTGGCGCTTCTCTTCTTCGAGGGCGAGGACTCGGCGGAATGTCTCAAAGGCACGAGCCAGAGCCTTTACTACGCGATGCGCGAGCGCGTGCTCATCGCCCGCACCAAATCCAACGCTCGCGGGGGTGATCAAAAGGGCAATCAAAAGGGTAATCAAAAGGTAGATCAAAACCCGATTCTGCTAGCAAAGAGTGAGAGTGAGAGTGAGATATCTACCTACAACACTCCCATCAGCACACCTCAACCAAACAAGGAAGCGCCAACGCCCCGTGCGCTGTTCATCGGCGAAGCGCTGAAGGTTTTCACGGAGGTCACTGGCCGCGCTTGCCTGATCCCGTCTGCCGAGGTCTCTTTCGACCTGACGAAAATCTTCGATGCCGGCTACTCGATCGACGATGTGCGCATGGTCTGCGAGCAGCAGCAAGCCGAATGGGGCGCAGACCCGAAGCGCCAGAAATGGCTTCGCCCGCATACGCTCTTCGGCGAGAAGTTCGAGGGGTACCTTGCCGCCGCGAAGGCAGGCACGGCGAAGGAGGAGCGCGATGCAGCCGCAAAGTTCGCCGACGCCATCTAGCGCCTACCTTGCAGCAAAGAAGAAGATTGCTGCGATGAGCCAGGAAGAGCTGGCAAGGCACAAGCTCGAATTGGCAAGGCAACGCGCTGCCCGTGAGCGGGCGGCAATCCTCGCGATGCGAGAGCGCACCGTACGTGGCCGCATCGAGGCTTCGGGCATACCAGCCGACTACCGCGATGGCGTGGTGCGCGTGCCGGAGGTGCGCAGGTGGGTCGACTCGGTGCTTGAAGGCGGCTCTTCGCAGCTTGTGATCCGCGGCACAAACGGCACCGGCAAGACCACCGAGGCGTGCGCCGCGCTCATGGAGCTTGCGCAGGCGATGACCGTGCGCTTCGCGATGCTCGACTCGATCAAGCGAGCGGTCGACGGATCCTGGATCAACCGCAGCGCTTCGCCAGACGAGGTGCTGGCTGGCTTCATGCAGTGCGGCTGCCTGCTGATCGACGACCTTGGGCAATCGCCCATGGACGAGAGATCCACCGCGATGCTGCTCCAGATCATGTCGGAGCGCATCGGCAACGGCAAGCCGACCATCTACACCACCAACTACGAGGGAACCGCCCTCTGGAAGCGGCTCGCAGAGGGCGGCCAAAGCCATGCGAACGCGATCCTTGATCGCCTGAAAATGTGCGTCTCCGTCGTGATGAGCGGCGAGTCTCTGCGCAAGCGTGTACGTCTCTAACGGAAGGAGAAGCCGAATGGCTAAGCGGAAGGACGCGGAGGACTGGCTGGAGTGGGCGCAGGCCAAGTACGACGCCGCGCAGGAGCGGTTCGCATGGAGCGATCGCAGCGACAGCCCGACCTTGGACAGCTACAGCACTCTGATCTCGCTGATCGAGAGCGGAATGGCATCGAGGGCGAAGGACGAGGCCGACGCCCAGAAGAAGCGCACGGCGATGGAGCAGATGACGGAGCCGCTGATGGAGCTTGCCGAGCAGATGGAGACGCTTGGCGAAGGCGGGTTCAGCTACAGCCCCAGCAGCATGGTGGAGGCGGCGCGGACGATCAAGGCGGTGCTCTGCCGATGAGCACGGGAATCGCAGCAAGGGCGTTCGCCAAGATGCTTCGAGAGCATCCGGTGACGGACATGCACAGGGCGGACTGCCGCGGCTGCGGCGAGTGCTGCGGCAGGTTCCAGCCGCTCACGCCAGCCGACAAGGTGCGCCTTATGGCCTACGTCCGCAGCCACGGAATCAAGCCGCACCAGGAGCCTAGGGGCATCGTCGACCTTACGTGCCCGTACCTGAGCAGGAAGCGCGAGTGCATGGTCTACGAGGCAAGGCCAGAGATTTGCAGGGGCTACAGCTGCAGCAAGCATGCTTCAGGCGAGCTTCTGGTTGACGTTCAGCTGCTGAAGAGCCTCTCTACGGCTGTTGACGTTGACATGCGATTGTTCGCGGAAGCGATATAGAAAGGACAGACATGGAAATCAGGGTAATAGCGGACAGGTGGATGATGCCAGAGCGGCAGCACCAAGACGACGCGGGAGCCGACCTGAAGGCGGACGCTACCTGGCGGATCGAGCCGGGGCGCACGCGGATGGTGGGGGCTCGCTCCACGAATGGTGGGGCAGGCTTCAGTTCATCGTCCTCATTGAGGACGATTTCCCGAATCCAAGGAAGGTTTTCAGAAGGCTGGCTGACCTTATCGACCCCGAAGGAGGAAGTGATGGAGATTAACGACGAGAAGAGGCGCGAGGTGGCATCGCGGATGCGTGATATTATGCGCCGATACCCGCGCTGCTTCCTCGACAACATGGTCGCGCAGTCAGTTCTCGACGTGATGGGGGATGGCGTGACAATCGGCGGGACCGTCGCCGACCTCATCGACCGCCCGACGTGCAAGAACCTCGCGATCAAGCCAGCAGATGAGCTGCTATGCAGCGAGTGCGGCGAACACGTGGACATCGCGTATATGGAGAGCGCAGACGATTACCACGCGTGCTATTGCCCAAACTGCGGCGCGGAGGTTTGCGATGATGATTAGCGATGAAGAACGGCGCGAGATAGCAAAGGCAATACGCGACCGCATATGGCGCAACGAGCGATCATCTTGGGATGTTGTCTTCGAGCTGTCTTGCATAGATGCTCTCGGACGCTGCCTGTCAAGGAACAAAGATGCTGCGTTGCTGCTTGCCGATCTGATCGACCGTCCGACGTGCCGAAACGTCTATGACGAGAACGAGATGGGCAGCTGCATTAACGGCTTCGAGTGCTCAGAATGCGGGAACGTGGTCGAGGATTACGAAGGTTACCGCGTGAACGGCGAATTTAATTACTGCTCCAAATGCGGCGCGGAGGTGGTCGAATGAGTAAGGAAGTTTACGCGGTATGTGACCGTTGCGGCGGCAAAGTGCCTGATGCTGGCGATTTCGTCAACGACTTCTATTTTCACGGAATCAAGCTTTGCTCGATGGAGGTAACGGGAGACATTCGGGAAGATTACGAGATTTGCGGCCTGGAAGAGGGTTTCGCGCTGCTCTGCCAAGACTGTGAGAAGAAACTAGTTGACTTCATAAACGGAGAAGAGGTGCCAGCATGCGAGAAGAAATAAAGCTTGAACCTTGCCCGTTCTGCGGGAGTGACGACGTTGTCTTCGGCGCTGGGCTAGAAGATGAGTACTACGTGGAGTGCTGGGATTGCAGCGCCAAGGTCGAGTCGTGCAACGGGCTGGAAGACGCATTAGCAGGCTGGAACGCGCGAGCAATCGACCGAGACGAGCTTTTGTGTGTTGCTGACGAGTGCGAGCGTGCCGACGTCGATTGCGTGACCAACTGGGCGGCTCGGATCAGGAAAGCGGTGGAGGAGTGACCGAGAAGCGCGTTATCTGGCTCGTCACCGACTATGGCGGCGAATGGGAGGACAAATGGGATTGGAACGTGCGCGCGTTCTCCGACGAGGTCATGGCGAAGGAGTGCGCAGAGAGGCACGAGATGCGTATGAAGCGCGACATGGACGAGTACGACGACTATTGCGGCACCGCGGTCGAGTGCGTGGAGTTGATCGATGCTAAGGTGCCGAGCAGAAAGAAGGAGCGGGAGGAATGAACGAGAAGCTTGTGCCATGGATCCCCGTGATCGTCGTGGCCATACTGTGTGCAGCGATAATCGGCGGGGCATATGGCTATAAGCGCGGTCTTAGCGAGCATTACGACAACGCCACTATCTACAAGGTACTCAACGTAGAGGAATGGCACTGCGACTACTGCTGCGACACGTTCTACTCAGAGGTCGGGACGTATTGCCCAGAGTGTGGAACCAAGAGGGCCAAGCGGTAGAACGGCGGCGAAACGGAGCCGCCGCCAAGTCGGTTGCGGTTCTCCCAACGCCAACAGCAGGTCAGAGCGCTACTTTCAGCGGATGACCGATGATTCATTCGCCATGCAAAAGTAATGCAAGGCAAGAAGGGAGGAAGCAAGGGGGAAGAGCAAGCCAGATTCACAGGCTGAACACACGGGATATGACACGGTAGTTTCGTTTCCCTATAATGAGATCTGTTCGTCCCACGGACTCCTTCCTACTTTGAGAAACCCTCGATCATCTGTCGGGGGTTTTCTCGTATCAGCGGCAAAGAAAAGCGAGGGCATATGCAAGAGGAATCGCGAACCGAGTACGACCGATTGAGGATCAGCAGGGCGAAGGACTACCTTCGTTCCGTGAGGTCGGCAAGGCAGCGGCTGGACCAGATGCAGATACGCCGAGCAGACCAGCTCTTCGCGATGCAAGTGAAGGGGATGCAGTACACGGGCTTGCCGGCGAGCCCTAATTCCTACGGCGATGCTGTGCCGGACGGTGTGGCCAAGCTTGACGTGATCGATGCTGCGATAAGCGATGCATCGGCGCAATGGGAAGCTTCTATTGCCGAATGCCTGGCCGCACTCTGCTCCATGCCAACGCCGGAGTACTCTATGCTCATTGAGCACCGCTACATCAATGGCAGCATGTGGCGCGATGTGGCGGCGGCGCTTGACCGCTCTGTGTCTTGGTGCACCCATTCAGAAGGTGAAGCATTGATCGAGCTTTACGAATTCCTGCCGCATTCCCGCCGATTGCCGCGGCATCCTGCCGTCTGATTGCAAACATTTGCCTACTTTTGCAAACAATTGCAAACAATTGCAAACATTTGCAAACTTTTGCAAACAAATGCAAACGGCAAAGGTGCTATGTTGTAGCCGTCAAAAATGTCCACAAGGGAGCTGCACACCGCTGAAAGAGCGGTGGCGGCTCCCTTCTTTTATGGCTGGAATCGAGGGCAAGAGTTGACGATCGATTACCTGGCTAAGGCCGCTTCACGTTATGACACTGCAGTAGCACACGCAATGCTTCATGCGGTGGCTTGCTACCGATCCTATGGAGGTAGATGCGAATGGCGTACTGCCTAGCATGCGGCAAGCTTGCCGATACGCACGGTGGCTTTTGCAGCCAATGCGCCGTTGACATGCAGGCGACGAGACCGAAGCCGAAGCGCGTCAAGGTCAACCGCTACGCCAACGGCAGCGAGCGAAGGAAGATCAGGCGTTGGCTCAAAGACCAAGGCAGGCCATGCCATCTTTGCGGCGGCGCAATCGACTACTCGCTTCCTGCTGGCCACCCTATGAGCTTCGAGGTTGACGAGATCGTGCCGGTGTCGAAGGGCGGCTCGCCCATCGATCCTTCCAACGTCGCGCCGGCACACAGGATCTGCAACGAGCGAAGGGGTAACAAGAGCCTTGAATCGCTCAACGCACCGCCCAAACCACGGGCAAAAGACGTTGGTTGCAAAACAAGTTTTAGCTGGTGACCTGGGGGGTATACCCCTCCTGCCGTGGCAGCGGCTACCCCTGCCGCATTGCGCCTTTTTTTCCCACGGTGTTCAAGCTTACCCAGCTAACAGGGAAAAGGAGCTGAATGAGATGGGAAAGGTGCACAAGCTCACCGCTTCCGAGCGCAAGGCGATCGTGACCATGTTTCCCCAGCTCGGAGTAACGGAGACGGCGCGGCGCATGGGCTGCTCGAAGTCAACCGTGCAAAGGGTTTGGGCGGCAGATGCGCCGCCCGATGGCGTTGTCCAGGATCCTTGCCCAGTGACCCCCAAGGGCGAGCAGCCGAAGAGCACCACAGAAAGGCTGATCGAGCTTCGCGGGATCCTTCGCGCGGCGCTCAACGATGCGCCCCCGCAGGCGATCGCTGGGCTGTCGCGAGAGTACCGCGCAACGATAGATGAATTGGAGCGGTTGGAAGGTGGAGGTGATGGGGATCCAGTCGATCAAGCCCTTGACTCCATCGCCGCCAGGATCGCCGCGAAGATGCCAGCCACGTAAGCACGTGTCTTCGAGCCGTGGGCACACCGACCTGCTTGACGAGGTCGTGGACTTCGCGGCGATCATCGGATACGGCGTTGGCGAATGGCAGCGCACGCCGCTTGCCGACTGGTCGCGCATCGACGCGAACGGAAAGTGGATCCACCGAAGGTGCGGGATGTCGGTTCCGCGCCAGGCGGGAAAATCGCATGACGCGATCATCTGGGCGGCGTTTCTGGTGTTCGAGCTTGGCTACTCCGTGCTCTGGACGGACCACAACTACTCGACAACGTGCGAGATGCTTGCCCGCTTCCGCAAGATATTCGGCAAGCGCGTTGGCGACCCCGACGCGCCCCGTTACTTGAACCGACATGTTTCCGATGCGAAGAGCAAGACCGCTCAGGAAAGTTACGAGTTCGCAAACGGCGGCGTTCTTTGCTTTTCGACAAGAACCGATTCGGCATCTCTTGGCTACAAATTCGATGTGATCATCTACGACGAGGCGCAGCTGCTGACCAAATCGCAGACGCAGACATTGAATCCCACCACCACGCACTCGCCGCACAAGAACGCGCAATTGGTCTACGTGGGAACACCCACACGTGCAGGATGCACGGCAGACCGATTCAAGGAGCTTCGCGAGGAAGCCTGGGGAACGCCAGGCGATGACCTTTGCTGGCTTGAGTACGGCGTTGACGAGGTGGGCGACCCGATGGACGAGTCGCGATGGCCGACCGCAAACCCCTCTCTGGCAGAAGGATTGGTCGAAGCCGCCGACATCCGCACCGGCGTTTACGGCATGAAGGGCGACGACCTTGGAATCGCGCAAGAGTACCTAGGCTATTGGCTGCCGCCAATCGAGCAGGTAGAGAAGCCGCTTATCGGCGAAGAGCTCTGGCGCGAGACCGAGATACCAGCCGCGATTGCTCCCAGCAGATTCGAGAAGGTTGCCTACGGCGTGAAGTTCTCGCCCGATGGCGCAACGGTGGCGTTGGCGGTTGCCGCGCAAAGCGGCGGCGCTGTGCATGTTGAATTGCCGTTCTGCGAATCGACTGCTCGCGGAATCGAATGGCTTGTGAGCTGGCTGACCGTCCGCGCAGGGCGCGCAAGCACTGTTGTCATCGACGGTAAGAGCGCCGCTGGCTCGCTTTGCGATCGGATGGCGGCTTTGGGCGTTCCGCGCGGATACGTTATGCGCCCCACCACAGACCAGGCGGTAACCGCCGCGAACCTGATATTCGATGCGGCGCGGACAAGCAGCATCACGCACATCGAATGCCCTGCGCTTGACCTTTCGGCGGCAACATCGACCCGCCGCGAGATAGGCAAGGCTGGCGGCTGGGGCTTCGGCGGCGAGAACTCATCGCCGATAGAGGCCGCTGGCTTGGCGATGCTTGGAATCACCGTTTCGAAGAGAAATCCAAAGAGAAAGGCAAGGGTAAGCTAATTGGCTATAACCATTCCCTACGCTGTGGCATCTGCAAGCGGCTTGCTCCCCGAGCATCGGAAGATCGTTCTGGAGCTGCTGAGCAACTGGCAATCGCACTACAGCGGCAACCTTGCCCGCTCCCAGTACTACGAGGCGCGGAACATGCTCAAAGACCTTGGCATCGCTGTTCCCGACACGTTGTCCGATCTGGAAGTAGCATGCGGTTGGGGCTACAAGTGCGTTGAGGTGATGCGCGATCATCTTTCATTCGATGGCTTCACCGCACCGGAGGACACCGACACCGACGCGCTTTTGAAGCGGATATCGCGGCGAAACTTCATGGACACCCGCGTTGGCAAGGCGGTCAACTCCGCGCTCAAATACTGCTTCAGCATGTGGGTGGTGACCGCAGACGATGACGGGCATGCACGTATCACATCGTACCCGCCGACCTTGTCAACAGGCATATGGGACGATGTGAACGAGTGCCTATCGTCTGGCATGTGGGTAGTCTCTTTCGAACGTGAGAACGGGCGCATCACCAACCGCCCAAATTGGGTCGATGTTCTCTTGCCCGATTGCCTTATCCGCTTGCGAGACAACGGAGATGGGGATTGGTATGCGGAGTACATCGAGCACGGCCTTGGCGTTGTGCCCATGTTCATCATGCCGCACAACCCAGACGATGACCGCCCGTTCGGCGTTTCCCGCATCAACTCCGAGGTGCGATGGCTGATCGACTGCGCGATGCGAGCCAACGTGAACGAGGAGATCGCGGCGGCCTTCGCCGCATCGACGCAGAAGTACCTGCTCGGGACAGACGGCGATGCGTTCGAGGACAAGTCGAAGTGGAGCGCCTTCATCGGCTCCATCTTCGAGGTGTCGATGAACAGCGAGGGGCAGATTCCGCAATTCGGTCAGCTCACGCAGCCGAGCATGCAACCTATGACAGAGCACTTCGCCAACCTCTGCAAGCGAATGAGCGCTGCGACGGGAATCCACGTTGGGCAGTTCGGCATCATGTCGGACAACCCGTCTAGCGCCGAGGCGATCTATGCCGAGAACGAGCCGTTGATCCTCAAATGCAAGAGCTTCATCAAGGAAGCGAAGGCATCGCTCACGCGGGTGGCCACCGCCGCGATAGCAACGGAGCGCGGTACCACCTACGAGGAAGCGCAGGATTCGTGCGATGTGTCTGTTCACTTCCTGAATCCTGCCATGCCGACCCTGGCGCAGCAGACCGACAGCTCCATCAAGCTCGCTTCCGTTGTCGATGGCTTTGCCGGCACCCCGACCTTCTGGCGATTGAACGGCCTGGACGATGACGAGGTTCGCAACGTCGAGTCGGAGATTCGCCGCAACGTCACCAAGGCGGCTGCCTCTGCTTTGATAAGCGGTGTGGTTGCCGCTTCGGGCGGCGAGGAGCCGAGCGAGCCGATCCAGGAGCAATCCGATGATCTCGCGGAATGAGTTCGATGCGTACAACCTCGCTGTTGACAAGATCGGCAAGGATGCAGCATTTAATGTCGAATCTTCAGTGCTGAATTGGTGCAGGCAGAACCCTGACGCTTCGGTCGCTGAGAAGCGCGAAGCGGCGAAGCTGATCATGGAAGGCTATGTGCAGGGGTATGACGAGGTTGCATCGGAGTTTGCCGCCGAATGGTACGACCACCGCACAAAGTCTGATGGGATAAGCCTTGATCAAGCCATCACCATGACGGTCTACTCGCCAGAGAAAACGGATGCAGTTGCAAGGTACCAGGCGAGGAAGCTCGCGAAGGGCGGCGATGCCGCATTCGCGAAAGCTTGCGGCGAGTACGCCAGGAATGATGCCTTCCGAAGCCTTAATGAGACCATCATCGCCAACGTGGGGCGCGACAGGGACAAGGGCGCGAGGTTTGCCCGTGTTCCGACTGGCTTCGAGACATGCACGTTCTGTCTTATGCTCGCGAGTCGCGGCGCGGTCTACCACACGCGCAAGACGGCAGGCGAATGGAGACACTTCCACAGGAACTGCGACTGCAAGGTTGTGCCTGGGTTCGAGAAGGACCCGCTGGCAGTGTTGGTTGAGGGACATAACCCAAGAGAAGCCTATGAAGTTTGGAAAAAACTGAAAGCCATAGATGAAACGGTCGATGCAAGTGGGTTTGTGAAAAACGCCCTCAAGAACAGAGTGGTTGGCAGAAACGGCGTAATCAACAAAGAGTCAGGTGCTCATCCTTGGAAAAAAGAGTTCAAAACGGCCGAGTTGGTTTCGATGTTTGGAATAAATGTTCTCTTTTTAAAGGAAAAGCCTCCGTCCAAAACACCGGATGCGTATCTCGATGATGAGTTGTTCGAGTTCAAGATTCCTGAAGGCTTCAATGAGAAAACAGTCAAGAATCAGCTCAAAAATTCAGCAGGAAAAGGGACGGGGAATCTTCTGATAAGCAATGTTGCATGCGATGCCAGCGACATTGAGATGATGAACGCGATAGACGAGTTCATTAAAGATGAAAGATACGTTGGTGAGTTCTTGGATATCACACGGATACTTTTCGTCGGCAAACAGGGCTCGCTGAGGGAGTACAAAAGGTAAGGCCGTCTCAACCCCCTGTGAATTAACCCAGGAAGAGACGACCTTACCATGCGAATTCGCTAAAAAAATTATACCACATCGGGGCGTGGCGGAACAGGCAGACGCGCCAGTCTCAGAAGCTGGCGGGCGCAAGCCCGTGCGGGTTCGAATCCCGCCCCATCCGCCAGTTGAACCTAGGCACCCGCACGGGTGCCTTTTTTCATACCTGAAAACGCCCCGCACGGGGCAAACCGAAGCGCTGCACAGCGCAAGAAGGAGGGCAGAATGCCAAAGCCAGACCAGGCACCAGCAGCCGAAGAGGCAGCCGCCGAACCTGCACAGGATCAGGCAGCCGAAACCGCAGCGGGAGAAGAGAAGGACTACAAGGCTCTCTACGAGGAGGCCATTGCACAGTCGCGCAAGTGGGAGAAGCGATCGAAGGACAACCGCGCAGAGCTGGAAGGCCTGAAGCAGTCCGCACCGAAGCCGGACCCCACGGTCGAGGAGCGGCTTGCGGCGCTCGAAGAGGAGAACAACAGCCTCAAAGCCGCCAAAGCGCGCAACGCGCTGATCGATTCTGTGGCAACCGCCACCGGCGTAGACCGCTCCCTGGTCGCATCGCTCAACGGGGAGGACGAGGAAGCCCTCACCGCGCAGGCCAAGGCAATCGCGGCAATCGCGAATCCGCAGGGCGGCGCGCCGCGCGTGCCGGAAGCAGGACGGAAGCAGAAGCCAGGCAAGCTCTCCAAGAAGGACATCCTCGGAATCGAGGACAAGAAAGAATGCATGGCCGCCATCGCGGCCAACATCGACCTCTTCAAGTAAGAGGAGAAAGGGGCCAGAATGCCCGATATCAAGACCCTCGCAGCAGCCCGAAACATTTACATCGTCGACACTTTCACCAAATCCATCGACAAGCTCGCGAAGATGCTCTCCGCCTGCGACCCCATCAAGGCGAACGTCGGCGAGACGCTGCACCAGAAGAAAATCACCGGCAAGCTCTCCGAGGCCGAGTACGTCGAGGGGCAGGAGATTCCGGAATCCAAGTACACCTGGGTCGACGTGAATACCTACGAGGTCGCGATCAAGCCCTACCGCAAGAAGACCACCTTGCAGGAAATCAAGAAGCGCGGCTACGAGGCCGCCGTCGACGCGACTGACTCCGCGATGATCTCCGACATCCAGCGAGGCATCAAGAAGGACTTCGTCAACGTGCTCGCCGGCGAAGGCACCACCGCCGTCACCGGCAAGAACCTCGTCGCCACCGCCGCGAACGCGTGGGCCGCGCTCGACAACCTCGTCGAGGACTACTCCTTCGGCGACGTGGACGTCATCTACTTCGTGAACCCAGTCGACTTCGCTAAGCAGATCACCGACTCCGAGGTCTTCTCCGCCTTCGGCATCTCCTATATCGAGAACTGGGCGGGCCTCGGCACCCTCGTGTCCACTGGCTCCGTCCCCGCAGGCACGATCTACGCAACCGTAAAGAAAAACGTCAAGGTCTACACCGCAAGCACCGAGGGCGACGACCTCTTCGGCTTCTACACCGACGAGTCCGGCTACATCGCCATCAACCATTCCAGCGAGCTGAAGAGCCTCGCATACGACACCGTCGCGTACACCGGCATCATCTTCTTCGCCGAGTACATCGACATGATCGTCAAGGGCACCATCGCCGCAACCGCTTAAAGAGGAGGAGCCTACATGCACGCATCAGTGACATACCCGTATCGCGACCGCGATACGTTGGAGATCCATTACGCGGGCGATGCGGTTGAGCTTACCGCCGATCGCTTCATCGAGCTTGAAGCCGCTGGCTTCGTGACAGCGGCAGAAGAGCCGACCGTGGAAGAGCCCGAAGAGCAAACCGAGGCCGAGCCAGAAGAGCCGACCGATAAGGCTCCCGAAGATCAGACCGATGAAGCGGCCGGAGAGTCGAACCCCGCTGGCATGACGGTGGCCGAGCTTCACGCCGCCATCGAAGCCGCTGGCGGCTTCGCCCCGAAGAAGGCAACGAAGGCGGAGCTCGTGAAGCTGTACGAGGCGCTGTGATGGAGGCCTTTGCGACGCTCGCCGACTACGAGGCGCGCTACGGCGCGGTAGCCGAAGGCGATTCTGCGAGGGTCGAGGCGTTGCTGGAGGACGCAAGCGCGATGCTGCTCGGTGCGTACATGGAACGCTATGCACAGGTGTACGCCAAGGGCGAGCACCCGATCTTCGATGCTGCGGCGAAGGCGGTGACGTGCGCGGTCGTGTCGCGTGCGTACAACGTCCCGCTCGGCATGGCTGGCGCAACGCAGCTCTCGCAGGCGGCTGGCGCATACAACGCATCGGTCACCTTCGCGAACCCAACAGCCGAGCTGTGGCTTGGCAAGAACGACCGCAGGCGGCTTGGCCTGACGGGAACGCGCATCGGCTCGATCCCCGCCATGACCGCGAAGGACCGTGAGCGGCAATGAACCTCTTCGCAACAGAGACAGTGACGGTAATCAGCGCCGACACCGAGCTTGACGATCTGGGCGAGCCGATCAGCTCAACGCCGACGGAAACGGCGGTGCAGGTGATCGTGCAGCCTGGATCGACCGAATCATTGGACGAGACCCGCCCCGAAGGCGTGAGCGTCGAGTACACGCTTCACTTCCCGAAGACATGGACAGCCCCGCTTAGGGGCTGTTTCTGCTTGGTGCGGGGAGAGCGCTTCGCGGTGATCGGCGATCCCAAGCCGTACACCCCCGCCAACACCCCTGGCGGCTACAACCTGACAGTGGAGGTGACCAGAACAGATGGTTAAGTGCAGATGCAAGTGGCGCTTGAAGCGCTACAAGGCCAGGAAGGCTGGCTATCCGGCCGTCATGGCGAACACCAACATCCAGGGCATGCTTCGCGGCAAGGCCCATGCGGTGAAGGGCGCTGCCGACTCGTCTGCTTGCCCCGGCGCTGTGCACGAAGTGAAACCCTTCAAGGGATCGCTTGGCACGGGCTACCTGGTTATAACGGAGAACACCGAAGCGGCGGTCGATGAGTTCCGCCACAAGACGCTGACCAAGGCGGCTGGCAGAGCCGGTGCAGGCGGCGGCAGATGATGGACGTGGAAGCGGTGGTGGCCCGCAAGCTGAAAGCCACCCTCGACCTCCCCGCATTTCTTGAGGTCCCCGCATCGCCGCCAGACCAGTACATCGTCGTCGAGCAGGTCGGCGGCGGCTCAAGCTTCGCAGACCCCGTCCTTCTGGACGTTGACTGCTGGGCTGGCAAGCCTGGTCGCCGCGATGCGGCCGCGATCGCGGCGAGAGTGCGCGAAGCGGTGCGCGACCTCGACGAAGAGCCGAACATCTTCGACCCGAAGCCCACAAATACCTACAGATCGAACGACCCTCAAACGGGTCGTTCTCGCTATACGGTGCAGGTTTCCCTGCGCCTTTGCGAATGACAAGAAGGGATTTGCCGATGGCAAAAACTGTTTCCAAAACCAACAACCAGGAGAACGTCTCCTCCGGCAAGGGCGTCAAGGGCGGCTATATCTACTCTGCCCCCGTAGGCACCGCATTGCCAACCGACATCAAGACCAGCCTCGGCGATGCATTCGAGTGCCTTGGCTTCATCTCCGAGGACGGCTACGTGGAGACGATCGACGAGGACTCCAACGACACCGTCGACATGAACGGCGACCTCATGGACTCCTCCAACTCAAACCGCGTCGAGTCCGCGCAGGTCACCTTCGCCGAGATCAAGGCAAGCACCCTGAAGCGCCAGTACGGCGAGGACAACGTGAAGGACGAGAACGGCGTCATCTCCGTCAAGCACAACTCGAACTCCCACCCGACATTCATCTACGTGCTGGAGCTGGTGCTGAAGAACAACCGCCGCTGGCGCAAGGTCGTGCCGCAGGGCCAGTCCTCCGAGCTCGACGACCTCACCATCGCGTCCTCCGAGCTTTGCCAGCGCCCTTTGACCATCAAGTACCTCACCGACTCCGAGGGCAACACCTGCTACGACTACTTCGAGTCCACCGAGACCGATGCAGCTTAAATGAGCATCAAGCGCCCACCGCAACGGTGGGCGCTGTTATTTAGCGCGGTCGCCTTCCTGGGGCGCTCCCATCTGTAGGCGTGGGAACGCCCCAGGAAGGCATGCACCGTGCATGAGCCTACGAAGCCTACTTAGAAAGAGAGAAACCACCATGGCTAACACGAAGAAGCACTCCGACAACACCAAGACAATCGACTTCCGCGGCGAGAAGTTCCGCATCGACTGCGCTGCCGTGAAGTCCGTGAAGGTGCAGCGAGCCCTTGCCGGCATGACCGAGGACGCAAACCGCGGCTATTGGGCGATCGACAAGATCCTCTGCGGCAACCTCGACGATGCGCTTGACCGCATCCCCGAAGAGGACGGCACCGTGTCCGACCTCGGCGCAAGCGAGGATGCCTTTGCGGCGTTCCTGGAGCACGTTGCCGAGGAAGCCACGGCAAAAAACTAATAGGCTTTGTGCGCGCGTGGATCGACGCCCGCGCGGAGCTGGTTGCGGACTTTAGGCAGTACTACGGAGTCGCCCTGCCGCTTGACGACGAGGGCATGGATGCCATCGCAGACGGCACCATGTACGGCATCCTTTGGGAGCAGCTTCCCAAGGAATCGCGAACGGCGCGGCGGGATTGCCCCGACCTGATTTGGGGCGATTCCGAGCGGCTGCTCTGGTCGATCGAGTACTCTCTGCGCATCCTCACGTGGCAGAAGTCCAAGGACGGCAGCAAGGGGCGCAACCGACCCAAGCCGCTGCAGACTCCGATGGAGCGCCACCGCAACCGCCAGGCAGCCGATGCCGCACTCGCGCACAAGGCGGAGATCGACAAAGTGTTAGGCATGGTCTAAAGCCGAAAGGTGACCGACCATGGCCAATCATGTAGGCGCAGCCTACGTATCAATCATGCCGTCTATGGACGGCTTCGCCGGCAGGACCGCGAGAATGTTCGCTGCGAACGGCACCGCCTGCGGCTCGAAGTTCAGCGGCGGCTTCAACCGTGGCATGGGCGGCTTGAAGACCGCGTCGGCAACCTTCGGAGCCTTCGGCACGAAGATGGCCGCGATAGCCGGTGCCGTTGCCGGCACCGTGCAGACGGGCATCACCGCCGCGATGGGAGCAATCGGCAACTCCATCGGCGCGGCTGTGTCCCGCGTGGACACGATGGCGGCTTTCCCCCGCGTCCTTAGCGGCCTGGGCTACCAGGCATCGGACGCAAGCGCGGCGATCCAGAAGATGAGCGATCACCTCACTGGATTGCCGACGCGCCTTGATGCCATGACGTCGAGTGTGCAGAAGATCGTGCCCACGGTGAAGGACGTTGGCAAATCGACCGACATCATGCTGGCATTCAACGATGCGCTTCTTGCCGGCGGCGCTTCGACTCAGGTGCAGGAAGCCGCACTGGAGCAGTTCGCGCAGACCCTTGCCAAGGGCAAGCCAGAGCTTGAGGATTGGCGAAGCATCCAGACCGCGATGCCTGGCCAGCTCGATCAGGTGGCGAAGAAGCTCCTTGGGGCTTCGGCATCGAGCCAAGACCTCTATGAGGCGATGAAGACGGGCAAAGTCTCCATCGACGACTTCACGCAGGCCTTCGTCGACCTTGACCAGCAAGGCCTTGACGGCTTCGCGAGCTTCGCCGAGCAGGCGAAGGCTGGCACTGCCGGCATCGCGACCAGCATGGCCAACCTGCAGAACTCCGTGGTCAAGTCCGTTGCGGGCGTGATCCAGGCGTTCGGCACCGACCGAATCTCCGGCGCTGCCCAGGCCATGACGGTGCAGATCAAGGCGGCTGGCGACCTTGCCGCGCAGGCCGTGTCCAACCTCATGGGCTGGGTCGATCTGCTTGGCGCGAAGCTTCAGGAAAACGGTGCTGCAGAAGCATTCTCAAACGCAATGTCCACATTGGGGCAGGCCGTCTCCGACCTTATTGGATTCATCGGCGGTGTGCTGAGCGCCCTTACCGGTCTTGACGGCTCGGAGCAGAGCGCAGCCGGCGCAGCCGATGTGCTCAAAGCCGCGATGGACGCGCTGCAGCCGATCATCCAGGCTGTGGGCAGCGCCTGCGCGTTCCTGAAGGACCACGCTTCGCAGCTCGCGCCCATTATAACCATGCTTGCCGGTGCATTCGCGGCCTTCAAGGTCGTCGATGCCGTCCCGCAAGGGCTTGCATCAGTGGGCAAGGCAACCGAGGAGCTGCCGAAGAGCGCACCGAAGGGCACAAGCGCGATCGAGAAGCTCGCCGAGGCGTTGAAGAAGGTGCAGCCGAAGAACATCCTCTCTATTGCCGTGGCCTTCATCGCGCTCGGCGCTGGCGTGCTGCTGGCGTCGGTCGGCTTGGGCATCATCGCCAACGCCGCCATACAGCTTGCCGCCGCAGGGCCTGGCGCTGTTGTGGTGATGGTCGGCATGGTCGCGGCGATCGCGCTGCTTGCCGCTGGTGCCGCCGCCATCGGCCCCGCGCTTACTGCCGGGTCGGTCGGCATGATCGCCTTCGGCGCTGCAATCGCCCTGATCGGCGTCGGCATCCTGGCTGCAACCGCTGGCATGTCCATGCTCGCGCAGCAGCTGCCGATCATCGCGCAGTACGGCACCCAGGGCGCGATCGGCATCGCCGCGTTGGGCGTTGGTTGCCTGGTGCTCGGCGCTGGCGCTTTGGTCGCTGGTGTCGGCCTGGCCGTGATGGGCGCTGGCCTAGTCATCGTGGCGGCTGGCGCTGCGCTCGCCGCCGCAGGGTGCGCCCTGCTCGCGGCGGGGGCTGTTGTGCTCGGCGCTGCGCTGATCGTGGTTGGCGTTGGCGCGATGATCGCGGGCCCTGGATTGATGCTGGTGGCATCAGCCGTGGCGATGGGCGCACCGTACGTGCTCGTGATGGGCGCTGGCGCACTTGTCTTGGGCGCTGCGCTGATCGTGGTTGGCGTCGGTGCCATGCTCGCTGGCGCTGGCCTTGTGCTCGTCGGCGCAGGGGCTGCAATGGGTGCCGCGACCATCGGGCTGCTTGCGGCTGCGATGGGGCTGCTCGGCGGCTCGCTTGGCATCGTGTCCGCTGGGCTTAGCGCCATTGCAGGGGCGATGGGCGCTTTGGGCGCTTCGGCTTCCGTGGTGTGCGGAGCCTTCAACCAGATGGCAGGGTCGTTGCCCTCGATCGCGGGAAGCGG